ATGGACGATCTAACCGCGCTCGAATCCTGGGCGGGCGGCCTGCTTTCGCAGCTCGAAGCCCCCGCCAGGCGCGCAGCTCTGCGCGATATCGCCCGCGAGCTGCGGCGAAGCCAGCAAACGCGCATCGCGCAGCAAAAGAACGCCGACGGCTCGGCCTATGCTGCGCGCAAGCCCCGGCATGTGAAGAAACTGCGCGGCAAGCAAGGCAAGATCAAACGCGCGGCGATGTTCGCGAAGCTGCGCCAGGCCCGCTATCTGCGCGCCGAGTCGGATTCGAAGGGCATCGCGATCGGATTCGCCGGCCGTATCGCACGTATCGCACGCGTTCACCAATTCGGCGAAACCGATCGCGTCGCACCGCACGGCCCCGAGTACAAATACGACGCTCGCGAACTGCTCGGCTTTGCCCCCGACGACCTCGAAATGATCCGCGATATGTTGCTCAAACACATCGTTAAATAAGCGTTCGGTTTGCTAACTATGTGCCCGAAGCACATACAAAGCCCCTAGCGTGACTCGCGCGTGCGTGCTCGGCAACATGAGGGCATGAACTCAAACGAATCCACACGCCAATTTCTCAACGTCGCACGCAAAGGCACCGTGATAGGGCTGGCCGGCGCGTTGTGCCGTGTCGAAAGCGGCGATTTACAGACCGACTGGATTCAATGGTTCGTGCCTTATGCCGGAGAAACGATCGACTGGCTCGCGCCGTCGATCGGCGAAGGCGTGATGCTGTTGTGCCCTAGCGGCGATCCGGCGCAAGCCGTCGCGCTGCGCGGTTTCTATTCCGAAGATTTCCCCGCACCGAGCACCGACCCGAACAAGCACCTGCGCGTTTATCGCGATGGCGCGATCGTCGAATACGACTTTTCCGCCCACTCTCTCAAAGCCGTTTTGCCCGAAGGCGCGACGGTCCTAATCGATGCGCCTGGCGCCGTCAACGTAATCACGAAAGACGCGACGATCAAGGCCGACACGATGACCATTGACGCGACCGAAACGACCGTTACCGGCTCGATGCTGGTTAAAGGTGCGTTCGAGTTTCAAGCCGGAATGACCGGCAAGGGCGGCGCCGGCGGCGCAACGATGAAGATCGACGGCGCGGCCGATTTCACGGGCGAAGTGAAGTCGCAAAACATTAGCTTGCCGAATCACACGCACAAGGAACAAGGCGACGGCAACGACGTGAGCAAGCCCAAATGATCGGAATGAACGCCACGACCGGCCGCTCGACAAGCGGCCTCGATCACCTCACCCAATCGATCGAAAAAATTCTTACGACGCCGATCGGCACGCGCATAGCTCGCCGCGACTTTGGTTCCGAGCTGCCCGACCTGATCGACGCCCCTAACAACGGCGCGACCCGCGTGCGCCTGTATGCGGCCGTCGCGACGGCGCTGATGCAATGGGAGCCTCGCTTGAAACTGACGCGCGTATCACTCGCGATTGACACGACGACCGCCGGCGCTGGCGTGCAAGTCGTCGACATTGAAGGCACGACGACGATTTCGGGCGACCTGGTTTCGACCCGCGTGAAGCTCACGAACGGGGGCGCGGCATGAGCGCGACGCCGATCGACCTGTCGCGCCTGGAATCGCCCGATGTTGTCGAAACGATCGATTACGAGACGATCCTCGCGGCCCGCAAGGCGCGGCTCGTGTCTCTGTACCCTGCCGATCAACAAGCCGAAGTTGCTGCGGCCCTCGCGCTCGAATCCGAGCCGATGAACATTCTTTTGCAAGAGAACGCTTATCGCGAAGTCGTGTTTCGTCAACGCGTCAACGATGCCGCGCGCTCTGTGATGCTGGCCTATGCGACCGACAAGAATCTCGAACACCTCGCCGCGTTTTTCGGAATCTCAAGGCTCACCATCGTAGAACCGGACCCCGAGCACGATATCGAGGGCGTCTATGAAAGCAACACCGACTTGCGCAAGCGCACGCAGCTCGCACCGCAAGGCTATTCCGTTGCCGGCCCCGAGGGCGCCTATATCTCGCACGCGTTGAACGCTGACGGCCGCGTGCTCGATGCGACCGCCACAAGCCCCGCGCCGTGCCAGGTAGTCGTTACGGTCCTTTCGCGCCTCGGCGACGGCACGCCCACGCAAGACCTGATCGACAAGGTAACGCTTGCTCTCCAGGCCGACAACGTGCGCCCGCTTACCGATCAAGTGCTCGTGCATGGCGCCCAGGTGATCCCCTACGCGACCCGCGCGACGCTCAAGTTTTTCGCCGGCCCCGATCGCGCCGTCGCGCTCGCCGAGGCGCAAAAGCGCACGGCCGCATACACCGACGAAATGCACCGCCTCGGAATGGAAGTCACGTTAGACGGCCTGTATGCGGCAATGCGCGCGCCGGGCGTTCAGAAAGTCATTCTCGACGAACCGGCCGCCGGCATCGCCGTAACGAAGGGCCAGGCCGCGTATTGCACCTCTATCGAGCTGGTCGACGGGGGCGTTTATGAGTGATCTGCTCGCGCCTAATTCGGCGCGCACCGAGCGCAATCTCGCGGCCGTGATGGCCGACGCGTGCGACGTACCGACGCCGATCGCCGACTTGATGAACCCGGACACGATCCCGCTCGCGCTGCTGCCGTGGCTCGCCTGGCACGTCGGAATCGACGCATGGAAAAACTATTGGCCCGAGTCAGTGAAGCGCGCCCGCGTGAAAGCTGCTATTTCGATCGCCCGTAAAAACGGCACCGCTGCGGCCGTGCGCGAAGTCGTCGCCGCGTTCGGCGCAAACATCGCGCTGCGCGAATGGTTCGAGATGAACCCGCCAGGCGTGCCAGGAACGTTCGACGTAGTGATGACCGTGAGTAGTCGCGACGGCCAAGCCCCGACCGCTGCTTTCGTCGACGACATTCTCGCGGAGATCGACCGCACAAAGCCCGTGCGTGCTCACTACTCGTTCACCCAGGGTTTCGCGATGCAAGGCAAGCAAGGCGTCGCCGTCGCTGTGCGCCCCGCCCTTTATCGCCGTCTTTCTCTCTCGGATATCTGACACATGGCCGGAACACTCATTTACGTAACAGACGCGGGGCGCGCGGCGCTCGTCGCGCCTGGCAACACTGGCACGAACGCGCATCGCGTTGTCGAAATCGGCCTGGCAACGGCCCCTTTCAACGCTGCCGACAAGTCGCTCGTCGTGATGCCGAACGAGCGCAAGCGCATCACGACTTTCGCCGGCGAAAACGTCGCTTTCGACACGATCCATGTGACGTTGAAAGACGACACCGACGATCAATTCACGCTGTACGGGTTCGGCCTGTATCTCGAAAACGGCGTGCTCGCGGCCGTCTATAGCCAGGCGACCCCAATCATGGAAAAGGCGCCGGCGGCAATGCTGCTGCTGTCGGCCGACGTGCAATTCGCGACGATCGACGCGGCGGCCCTGACGTTTGGCGATGCGTCATTCACGAACCCGCCGGCGACGACCGAGCGGCAAGGCGTGATCGAGCTGGCGACGCAAGATGAAGTCAACGCCGGCACCGACACCGTGCGCGCACTGACGCCCAAGACGGCCGCGAGCCGATACGCGGCACTCACGGGCGCCCGCTTCTCAGGCCCCGTGATCGTCGATAGCACGACGACCCTCGGCGCCGGCGCGAAACGGGTTATCGCATCAAGCGACGACACAACCGGCTATGTGTTCTCTGACGGAAACATGTATCTCGGCTCGCAAGCGCCGGCCGGCGTAACGCTGCTGATTGCCGGCAACAAGGAAGCGGCCCGCGCACTGCCGAGCGGGCGCGTGCTCGTCGGCTCGATCGCCGACGACGGTATCGGCCTGGTGCAAGTCGCCGGCCTGATGACGGCACAAACGCCGGCGGCCGGCGACATATCGAAGCGCGTCGCGACAACCGAGTTTGTCGTCGCGGCGATCGCCTCGGCACTCGTCGGCGCGATTGTCTTCGAAGCGCGCACGAGCGCCCGCGCCGGCTTTCTGAAACTCAATGGTGCGGTTTTGAATCGCGCCGACTATCCGGCGCTTTGGGCCTATGCCCAGGCGAGCGGCGCCCTTGTAGCGGAGGCGAGCTGGACCGCGAATAACTGGGGCTGTTTCTCGACCGGCAACGGCGCGACGACGTTTCGCTTGCCCGAGCTGCGCGGCGAATTCCTGCGTTGCTGGGATGACGGGCGCGGCGCCGACACCGGGCGCGGAATCGGCACGTATCAGTCATTTCAAAACACTTCGCACTCGCACGGCGCGAGCGCGGCGGCCGTGGGCGATCACGTCCATAGCGCGTGGACCGATTCGCAAGGCTGGCACGGGCACCACGGCAACACGGCCGCGATCGGCGATCACCAACACGCACTTAACCAGTACGTGCCCCAATGGGCCAACCCCGACACCGATCGGGGCGTCGGGAATTTCTCGTATTTCTCGATCGATAGCTATGCCCTGCCGTACACGACCTGGAACGGCGCACACGGCCACGTTTTCGACACTGACGGCGCCGGCACGCACGGCCATAACGTCGGCGTCGGCTACGCGGGCAACCACTCGCACACCATCACCGTCAACGCGGACGGCGGCAATGAGGCACGGCCGCGCAACCTCGCGTTGCTCGCCATGATCCGCGCTTACTAAGGACTCGACCATGTTGATTCATCAATACGACGCACAAACCGGCCAATACACGTCTAGCCGACTGGCCGACTCTGACCCGCTCAACCTCGGCCGCTGGCTTGTGCCTGCATTCAGCACCGCCGACGAGCTGCCGGCCCGCACGCCGCTTTCCTGGCCGTTCTATCTCGATGGCGCCTGGAAACTGTTGCCGGACTATCGCGGCCGGATGCTGTACCGCCAGGACACCGGCGACGCGGCCGAGATCCTCGTCGCCGGCACGACGCCGGCCGAGCACGGTTTGACCGACACGCCGCGCCCCTCGGACGAATACACCTGGCGCGATGGCGCCTGGCAAATCGATCCGAACGTGATCGCGCAGAAAGCTCGCGCGGCGGCAATGGGCGAGTTTGACGTGCGTATGTCGCACGCTCGGGCGATGAACGCGGGCAAGGCCGATGCGTATGCGGCCGGCCTGCTCTCGCGTGCCGAGGCGTACTACTTTCGCGCCTGGTCGGCGTATCAACTCGACCTGGTTCGCGCGATCCAGCACGAAGGGTTCCCCGATGCCGTGAGCTGGCCGAACGAACCGACGCCGTTCGAAGTCGCGAGCGCGCCGGCAATGGCCGAATACGAAACGCGTATGGCGAAGGCCGCGACGTTTATCGACGGCAAGGCCGACGCCTACGCGGCCCGCACGCTGACGCCCGAGGAACACTACAACTTTCAAGCCTGGTCGGCCTATGCCGAGCAATGCACGCGCGCGCTCGACCGTGACACCTTCCCGCGCGCTGTCGTATGGCCTGACGAACCGCCGGCATACGTGCCCCCGGTTTTCCCGGCCCCCGTGCTGCCCGAGGGCACCGAACCCGCGCCGGAAACCCCGGCCGATCCCGCGTAACGCCGCAAGCGTCGCGAGCTGCAACCCCGCCCCCTTCCCTGACCTCTTTTAACCAGGAACTCATATGGCAACTGATTTTCACCACGGCGTGCGCGTTATCGAAATCAACGGCGGCACGCGCCCGATTCGCACCGTTGCGACGGCCGTAATCGGCATCGTCGGCCACGCGTCGGACGCCGACGCAGCGGCTTTCCCGCTCGACAAGCCCGTGCTTATCACTAACGTCGCGACGGCGATCGGCAAGGCCGGCGTGCAAGGCACGCTCGCGAAGGCGCTCAAGGGCATTTCCTGGCAAGCAAAGCCCGTTGTCGTCGTCGTGCGCGTCGCGCCTGGCATCGACGACGCGGCGACCACGAGCAACCTGATCGGCACCGCGACGCCGCAAGGCCAACTCACCGGCATGCAAGCATTGCTCACGGCGCAATCGCAGCTCGGCGTTAAACCGCGCATCCTGGGCGTGCCTTTCGCCGATACGCAACCTGTCGCGATCGCCCTGGCGGCGCTCGCGCAAAAGCTGCGCGCGTTCGCTTACGTGAGCGCGAACGGGGCGCAAACGAAGGAGGAAGCGACGACCTATCGCCAGTCATTCAGCCAACGCGAAGTAATGGTGATCTGGCCGGAATTCCAGGCATGGGACACCGACACGAACGCAACCGAAGAAATGTCGTCCGTTGCGATCGCGCTCGGCCTGCGCGCGAAGATCGACGAGGAAACCGGCTGGCACAAGACGCTTTCGAATGTCGGCGTCAACGGCGTTTCGGGTATCACGAAAAGCGTGTTTTGGGACTTGCAAGACCCCGCGACCGATGCCGGATATCTGAACGAGCACGACGTGACGACGCTTATCAACGGCGGCACCGGCTTTCGTTTCTGGGGTTCGCATACGTGCTCCGACGACCCGCTTTTCATGTTCGAGAACTACACGCGCACCGCGCAAGTGCTCGCCGACACGATGGCCGAGGCTCACATGGTCTATGTCGACAAGCCGTTGCACCCGTCGCTCGTGCGTGACCTGATCGAATCGATCAACGCGAAGTTTCGCGAGCTGATTTCAAACGGCTATCTGATCGGCGGCTCGGCCTGGTACGACGAGAGCGCGAACGATGCCGAATCGCTCAAGGCCGGCAAGCTCGCGATTGATTACGACTACA